ATCAGAATATTTATTTGGTAAATTAAATATAGAAATACTTAATGAAGATGAAGTAGATAAAATATTTAGATTAATACAAATGAAAAATGGACATATATTGCAAGTGCCAGTACAGGATAAAATATCTAAATTCCCAGTTATTATGGGATCTTGGATAAAAGAACATAGCTGCGTTAGTTATGTGCAACGATTAATAGGTTGGTCTAGATTTTGGATATTTACACCTAATCAGCTATATTGTGCGTTGAAAAAAAATGGAATGTGTGAAATAGACTTATAACTATGGGTGCATTTAGAAAACCAAAGTATCAAGAAACTGCTGCAGACAAAGCAGTTAGAGAAGATATTGAAAGAAGAAGAAAAGAAGAATTGAAGCAACAAGCTGAAATGGAAGCAAAAGAAAAAAAATTCAAAAGAAGAAAAGCAAAAGGAATGGTTGGAATGAGATCATTATTTACAAGAGCTGGTGGCAGAGGTTATTTTCAAGAAGGTGAAGAAAAATAATGGGTGGTAATACAAGTACAAAATCATCTTCTGGTGGAGGGGGAGGTAGTAATAATAATAATAACAATAATAATCAAGCTAATCAAATTGCTAAACAAGTTAAAAAAGATATTGGTTTAACTGCAGTAGGTGGTATTGGTGGCCCAAACATGGGTTATGTTGCATCAAATGCACCTAATCCTCAAATGTATGGAGGTGCAGCATCAACAGCAGCTAAAAAAGCTATGGATAAAGCTGGATTAGGAACATACAATGAAGATAATGATAGTTTTCAAAATGTTGTAGGTAATAAAATAATATCAAGTACTGGAATGATGGGAACTTCTATGGGAAGTGGTGAAAACACTATTATGGGTCAAATACCTATTTCAAAACAAATGTTTGAATCTCAAAAAAAAATACAAATGATAGCAACAGGAGCTATGTCAGCTTTAGGTATTCCATTAATGGGTGCAGCTTTTATGGATTATAATAAAAAAAAATACAATGATTATCTTACAAGTTTTAATAATACAGTAAACAGTTCTACTTCAATAGCTTCATCAAAAACTCAAGCAGAACCACAACAAAGAGTTACTGATAATAAAGCTGTTTCAGAAAGTGAAGAAAAAAATTTTGTAGAAACAGATGCAGAAAATGCAAAAAGAATGCAAGCTATTGCAAGAAGAGGAGAAGCTTTAAAAGGAAAAAGATCTTTTTTTAGTGGTGTTACAAAAACAATTTCAGGAGATCTATAATGGCATTTATACCAGTAGCAGAAAAAAATATTTCATCAGGGTATACTGATAATAAATTTAAAAATTTTTTTAAAAAATATCAAGACGCAGAAACAATTTTTGATCATTGGAAAGATAAATATGAAGAAGCATATGAATATACAATGCCATCAAGAGAATCTTTTTATGAAGAAACAATAGGAGAAAGACGTACTGATAAAATATTTGATGAAACTGCAGTAGTAGGTATACAAGAATTTGCTAGTAGATTACAAGCTGGTATAGTTCCAACATATGGTAGATGGGCAAATTTAGAAGCTGGATCTGAAATACCAGAAGATCAGAAACCAACAGTAAATGAAGCATTAGATGAAATAACAAAATATGTTTTTGAAATATTAAGTGGATCTAATTTTAATCAAGAAGTACATGAAGCATTTATGGATTGTGCTATTGGTACTGGTGTAATGTTAGTAGAAGAAGGTGATGCATTAAATCCTGTTAGATTTACTTCAATACCTTTACCTAAAGTAATGCTTAATAATGGGCCAGATAATAAAGTAGATACTGTATTTAGAAAAAGACAGATAGCCTATAATCAATTAATGACTGCTTATCCTAAAGCTGAAATGTCTGAAAAAATGTTAAAAGCTATTGAAAATAATGAAAATAAAAAAGCAAATATAGTTGAAGGTGTATTTAGAATATATGATGAGCCAAATACAGAAAAATTTAAATATTGTGTTACTTGCATGAATGAAGAAGAAGTTATTTTTGAAAAAGAATTAGATGGAATTGGTAGTAATCCATTTATTGTATTTAGATGGAATAAAGGATCAGGTGAGGTTTATGGAAGAGGGCCTGTATTTAATAGTATGGCTGCAATTAAAACAACTAATCTTACAGTAGAACTAATATTACAAAATGCACAAATGAATATTAGTGGAATATATACTTATGAAGATGATGGTGTTGTTAATCCTGATAATATAAATCTTGTGCCAGGTGCTTTAATTCCTGTAGCTCCAAATAGTAGAGGTCTTACACCTTTAGCTGGTGCTGGTAGATTTGATGTAGCTCAATTAATACTTTCTGATATGCGTCAAAACATTAAAAAAGCATTATATATGGAAACTCTTGGTAGACCAGAAGGTACACCAATGTCTGCTACTGAAGTTGCAGAAAGAATGGCAGATTTATCAAGACAAATTGGATCATCATTTGGTAGATTACAAGCTGAGTTTGTAACACCATTACTTCGTAGAGTAATTAGAATATTATCTAAACAAGGTAGAATTGAAATACCTAAAGTTGATAATAGAGAAGTAAAAATAATTGCTACTTCTCCACTATCACAATCTCAACATCAACAAGATATTGCAGTTGTTAATAATTTTAATGCAATATTAGCTCAAACATTTGGCCCACAAATTCTTAATATGATTGTTAAACAAGATGAAGTAGCTAGATATTTAGCAGAAAAATTAGGCTTACCAGAAAAATTAATAAGAGATCCTCAAGAGCAACAAGCATTAATTCAAGAGTTGCAAAACATGGCACAACAGTCTAATATAGCTGCTGATGAGTTGGGAATCCCTAGTCAGTCGCCACAAGGACAATAAAAAAGATACTAGCGAAATAGATCAAATATTTGCTGCAGTTTTTTCTGATCCTGATGGTAAAAAAATATTGGAATATTTTGATAGTATTGTTATGAATATTACAGTAAATCCTACTACTGATAGTAAAGTATTATGGCATTTAGAAGGTCAACGATTTATGCTGCAACAAATTAAAAATAGAATTAAGCGAGGTAAAGAATGGAAGAAGAAGTAGTTACTCAAACAGAACAAACAGAAGAAATTTCTAAACCAGATTATGTTCAAGATAAATTTTGGAACAAAGATACTAATGAAATTAATATAGAAGAATTATCTAGTAGTTATAATTCATTAGAAAAAAAACTAGGATCAAGAACAGAAGATTTATCTAAACAAATTAGAGAAGATATAGCTAATGAAGTAAAAGCTAATGTTCCTGAAAAATATGAATTAAATTTACCAGAAATACCAGAAAACATAAATATTGAAGTTAGTGAAGATATGCCTTTATTGCAATGGTGGAGTGAAACTGCAAAACAAAAAGGTTTATCTCAAGAAGAATATAATAAAGGTATAGAAGCATTTATTAATAATGAAATATCATCATTACCTGATATTGATAATGAAAAAAATTTATTAGGAGATAGTGCAAATGCAAGAATAGAAGCTGCTGATTTATGGAGTAAAAAAAATTTAAGTAAAGATTCTTATGAAGCAATAGCTAATTTTGCTACTACAGCTCAAGGCGTAAAAGCATTAGAAGAAATAATGAAACTTAATAAAGATGCACCTATACCACAAACAGAAACAGCTATTGAAGCTGCTCCTAGTTTAGAAGATCTTAGATCTATGATGAAAGATCCTAGATATTGGAAAGATGGAGATAGAGATCAAGCATATATTAATAAAGTAAGTAACTTATATGAAAAGTACTACGGAAGTCAAAAGGCGAGTTAAAGCTACTTGGCGTGATGCACAATCTTTTGCTGAATGGCTTGATCCTATTGAAGGAAAAAAATTAAAACCAGCTATAAATTATAGTGAAGGATATGTCTTAAAAGATGATGATGATGTATTAATCTTATATATGACATACAATGATACAGATATTGGTGATACTTGTGTTATTCCTAAAGAAAACATTGTTAATATTTGTGAGTTGAAAAATATTAAAAAAAATGTCAGTAAACAATAAATAGACCTCTAAGGCCCTAGATATGCCTGTAAAGATAACATATCAAACTCCTCTGAGACAATCTAGGTAAACTTAACAAGCATACGGAGGTTAAAATGTCTGCTTCTATTACTAATGCTTTT